TATATTATCTTTTTTAGAACCAACGTGGTAATGTCCAGTAAGAACCATCTCAAATCTCTTAAATACGTCAGGACTCATACCGTGAGTGTTAGTCAGAACTCTCATCATTTCAAAACCTTTAAGTTCAAGATGCGCACCAATCCAATCAGCTTTACAATCTTTTATAAAGTTCATACACTGCTCGTAATTGTCATTACAAATCCAAGGTACTAATCCAATATTTAAAGAACCATATTTCATAACTTTAGGCTCCATTACAATATTGACTTCGTTCATGTAATGACCTAAACATTCTTTTAAAGAGTTTAACTCGTTAGTATTCTTGTAATACGTGTCATGATTGCCAGGGATAATATCCATCGACATTCCGCGCTTTCGTAACTGATCTAAAAATACTCTGCGATTATGATTTAACGCTTTAAAGTTAACAAACTTACGATGATCGTAATAATCTCCAAGATGCAATATTTGTTTTATGTTTTGCTTCTCGCATTCAGGAAAGAAAACTTCGTTATAAAATTTTTCTGCGTTATCTAAAAAGACTTCAGATGAATTACGTATACCGCAATGCGTGTCGTTTAGTACGGCTATCTTCATTGCATAAACTCACTCAGATCTGAATCTGCGTTTTTTGTTCTTCTTTTTTTCTTTTCAGTTTTTACAAACTCTTTTATCTCTTGATCTGAAGTTCGTACTCTTTCTATTCTATCTCTTAACGTATCAACAAAATGAGTAGATACTTCTGCACCAACTCCACCGCCTTCAAGTTCGTTGTCAACAAAATTTTCTATTCCAGCTTTAGTAAGATACTTAAGTTTTATTTCTTGTTGTTTCTTTTCTTTTGTTATTCTTCTTAGGAATGCGTACCAAGTTATTTGCGTAAAGTACGCGAATGCATTTGGTTTACCTGTTCTTGTCGCTGCCTCTAAGTTATAGTTACCTATTGCCTTTAAACAGTTTTCAACCGCGTCCATTACCATCTCTTCTCGATAAGTATATCTTATGAAGTTTGCTTTGTGCGATAAACCTTCAGCTATTCTTAAAAAACAAGACGCTATATAATCTGGTACTTTTGGAATAGGTGTATCTTTCTTGCGTGCCTCTTCGACTTTCTCTACGTAACTTACTACTGCAGTAGAAAAGTCAGAATTATTCACATAATGAATACTTTTTTTACGTGCCATTTTACCACCTTTCATAATCTATTATACAACAAAAAAACACATTTGTAAATATATTTTTTTATCTCTTAGTTGTGAAAAAACTTGTATACAAATTCCCAAAAGTATGATATAATAAAAGAGTAGTTTGAGGGGGAAGGAATATACCCTTTAATGTATCGTCTTATCACCTTTAGGTCTAAACTGTAGAATATTATCTCCTTTATCAGAGTCGCTCGGAAAAGGTTCTTCGGGCTTCATGCCATACTTTTTCTCTAAAAATAGGTCCATCTCTTCGTCTGTCATATCTCTGATAGCGTCATTTATTTCGTCTAAGTTAGCATAAGTTGTTCTTGACTTAGACTTACCTTTGTTCTGTAATTCGTGTGATATCGCTCTTAAGCACGCTTTATAATGCTTTAAAATATCTGGTGTTGGATTACTCGATACTACTATGTGCGATGAATTTATTGTTTGTAAAGATGAAGGATCGTCTTGAAAACTTAGCCAAGGTCTAAAACAAAAGAACTTAAAACCTCTGTAAAAGTCTTCGTGAGCTACGACTCGAAGAGCTTTATTGACTACAACGTCCGTAATGTCATCACCGGTGTTCCAGTCCAGTACTTCGCAAACTATCTCGTCATTATTAGTAAGTTTAAATTGTTTTATATTGTGATCTGTCATAGCTCTACTTTATAAGTTTTATGATTAAATTTTTCTCTTCCATAAATTCGTAATCTTTCGTCTGCATGTAATATTCCATAATTTTTTCTTGACTTCCAACTTATGTCGTCGATGATATCGTATAACGTAGTATCTCTTCCATCATCTGTCTTTCTTAATCCTCTACCTATACTTTGCAAAACTCTTATCTGTGATTTAGATGGAGATGCAAATACTATATTATGTAGGTTCCTAATATTTATACCTGTACTAAATGTGCCGAGAGAAGCTACTGTAATAGAATCTTTCTGCTTTTCAACTATAGCTCTTATGGCTTCTCTATCTGTAGCTGGAGTATTTCCTGACACGAAAAAAATCTTGCGACTTTCGTTTACTTTATTTTTAATCATGTCATACAGTGGCTTACCATGTTTATCAACGTAATTATATAAGACTAACGTATTACCCTGTAAGTCTAAAGAAAGATTAGTAATAAACGTATTTCTTTTCTTATGTGCTACTACGTACTGTATTTCATCTTGGTATTTTTGTTTTCCAAATTCTTTTCTTGTTTTTTCATCGTGCTCGAGTATGATTCTTCGTATTGATAACTTAGCGAGCGTATCGTTATCTTGTAATGCTCGTGTGCTTGTGACCCTATAAACTTTACCGAAGAGTCCTTGTAAGACCAGTTCATGTGTTAATGCTCCATCTAATGTTCCAGTAGTACCAAATCTATATTCAGCTTCAGTACACTTATTCATAATACTCGTTAATGATTTTGATTTAAATCCATGACACTCGTCTCCAAAAACCGTACCAAATCTTTCAAACCATTCTTTTGGAAATTTATATATCGATTGCCAAGTGCTTATGATAACTCTCTTAAAAGTATTCTTATCTTTACCAGAATAAATCTTATGACAATGCCTATCAACATCGTAACCATAAGATTTAAAATCATTATACATTTGTTCTACCAAAGACGTGGTTGGTACTACAATTAATATATCTTTTTTTGATTTGTCTAGCGCAGATAATAACCATCGCATCATAACATATATTATTAAAGATTTACCAGAACCAGTTGGCGAAAGCAGTATAGCGTTTTTTCTCTGTATTCCAGTGCATACGGCGTCAAACTGATAGTCTCGTATTTTAAAAGGTAACTTTAGAGCTTCAATAAACTTCATCATGAAATCTACGTTTATTTGATTACCTTCGTTAGGATTTCCATATTCAGTATCCTCGATATCTATCTTATACTCTCTACTTTCAGCAAAAGATATTATCTGTGGAAATAAACCTGCAGATATTTCTCCAGTTGTTTGATTAAAGAGTCTTATTTTTCCATCCCATAAACGGTTGCGATAAGCCGGCATAAATTTATACCCCGGAACGTAAAAAGAAAAGAACTCTCTTAGTTCTGCTCCGATACCTCTATCGCATTCTACTTTAAGTATCGCGTGATTTAGTTTCCTGACTCGAATTGTTTCCATTTGATTATGTTCGATATAGTTTGGTGTCGCCATTTTAAGTTATCTATTATCTCTGTTAATGTGTCTATTGTTGTTTTCCAATATTGTATTTTTTCTTCTGATTTTTGTATTTCAGGATCGCTATCATAATAATAATCCATCTCGCCTTTAAGTACTTTTAAACCTTCGAACGGATCTGGTTCCCAACCTTTTTCTTCTAAAGTTTCCTGATCCATCTTACCATTGTAATATAACCACTTTTCTTTTAACAATCTTTTTTGATCGAACTCTGCACGCCTCAATTCAAGCTTTGCAGTTGACCACAGCTGTAAATATTTTGAATGTAATTTTGGAGTTTGACGAGAAGTATCATCTAGTTGGTTATTTTGTATAATACAATCTTGTTGCCACATCTCGTGGACTTTTTTCAAATCAATCATAATGTCCTCAATATTATATATTAACCTACAGAACCAGCAACGTTAAATGAATCTGAATCAGCAAACGCTCCTGTAGTTGAATTTCTGTTTAATATATCAAAGTATGTAAATCTAAAAGACGCTCCAAAAGTTAAGAACGACTCGCCTCCGCCTGTTGATTGAAACTGTATGTCAGTTAAAGCTACTGGTATACAATCTCTATAAACAATCCTAACAATTGGATTATTAGAACTATTTAATACAGATAAAGTTATATCTGACTGAGCAGGAGGTCTTTGCGTGTTATTACGAAATCTATCTACTGCAGTGATGTTATCTTGATCGAGTATTCTTCTCATCCAAGTGTGCATCTCTCTGTAAGATTTCATATCCTCATCTAATATTATGTTGGCTAGCATCTCGTTATAAGTTAGCTTGTCTCCAATAAAAGGTATTGAAGCGACTTTCTTGTAACTTAAATCAGCCGCGTTCATTATCACACCAGCGTGCGTAAAGTCTTGTACAAAAAACTCTAGATTCGGATAATTTGTTCTATCTATGACGAGCTTAAAACCAGTCGGCTGTAGATAGTTGAAGTTAGTAGTTAAAGCCATACTGTTATTTATACAAAAAAAGAGGAGCTTGCGCTCCCCTTTTAATATTAAGTACTAAGACTTAAGCACCTAGAATATTATCTACTCTGAATATTCTGTAGTACTGGTTATTTTTCTTAGTAGTGCTATCGATATTATCAGTTGGACTTGAAGTCACAAATGGGTTGACCTGCATTCCATATCTGGTTTTAAAACCGATTTTTGGCTGGAAAGTGTCTTCCCCAACTGCTCTGACCATAGTTAGTGGTACGTATGGGCAGTAGAATACACCAGCGTCGTATGGGTTAGTACCCTTATATCCGACGTTTACGTAATCTGCAGTTGCATACGGATCGATGTATACTCTCATTCTGCCGTTTAATACACCAGCGAATGTATTACCTGTATCATCAACATTTAAGTTTGCTGCTAATGCAGGAGTATAGTCTAACATTCCAGCTGCATTTAATGCAGATGCTACGTCTGATGAGCAGATCATAAAGTTACCTTTACCTCTACGTGTCTCTTTAGCAATAATGTTAGCTTCTCTTTCGATCTGTAGAATTAAGCCTTTGAACTTCTCAACTGACCATCTACCATCAGCATCTGTCTGTACGTTGAAGATACCGTTAATAGCTGTGTTGCTCTGTAGAGCACCAGTCTTAGCTTGACCGTTGATTGTTCTTACGACTTCTCTGTTGATTTCAGCTAAGATCTCTGTAGATAAGATGTTAGCTAATTCTGTTTCAGCGTCAAGACCGTGAATTGCTTTAAGATCTTGAGCTAATTCTAAAGTATATTCTGCCTTTAGTGCTCTAGACTTTGCAGTCACTGTAGCTTTCTCGATAGTGAAACCCATCTCTGCGAAACCTTGGTTTCCTGATGCGCCTAATCCTTCTGCCTCGGATGTTGAGTAGTTATCAACACCTGCGATTGGATCACCTCTACTATCATCGATAGTTGAGTCTCCATCACCGTCGCCTGGGCCATTTAAACCTGATGGACCAGTTGCAGCATTTGCAGCTACGCCAGCTGAGTCACCAGAATACTGCTCAACTTCGTTGAACATTGCTTCCGGAGCACTTGTGCCTGTAGCACTTGCGCCTAGACCAGCTTTGTGGTTTGCGTTAAAATATCTTGACTTCATCGCGAAGATTAAGCCAGTTGGACCTGACATTGGCTGCACACCGCAGATATCGTATGCCATTAAGTTTGGCATAGCTCTTCTTACTAATGCAATCAATACAGGGTTCCAGTTAGTTGCGGCTGTATTAGTTGTAGTAGTATTAGTTGCCTCTTGGATCATGCCCTCTTCTTTAAGAGCAAGTTCTTGGTTTTCTAATACTGCAGCTGTTACAGCTTTTCTGTGATTGTCTTGGATCTTACCAGCACTTTCTTCATTAAGCACTGGAGCCCATTTTTCAATCAACTTGTCATAAGATTGAGTATTCGGTACCATTATTGGACTCCCTATTTATTACTATTGGTTTTCTTAATTGCGGATAAGTATGAAGCCATTGAACCTTCAGCTTGAACTGTTGGTGCTTCTTCGTCTTCGGCGATTACCTCTCCGGAATTAGTAGTTGTATTTTTAGTGAAGTATGACTCCTTAACTGTAGATACTTTATTTGCAAAAGTTTCTTCGTCTTCGAAATCTACGTCACCGACCAGTGATTTAAGCTTTTCAACTTGAGTATCTGCTAAATCTTTAGAGTGCTCTCTAATGATAGCGTCTTTCTTAAGATTTTCTAACTCGACTGCTTGCTCGATAGCTTGCTCAGTTGTTTCGTTGAGTTTTGCCTCAAGGTCTTCAACTTGTGTTGCTAATTCGTCGACCATATCAGTCTTTCCTTCTGGCACTTCGATGTAGGACTCAGTAAATAAGTCTTTCAACTTATTCATAAAGTCTTCTGCAATCTCAGTTCTTAAGCCATTTTGGATAGCTAGCTTATTCTCTTCCATCCAGTTTTCAACTACGTAGTTTAGGTAATTGTCAACTTTTTCTACGAGATCAGATTTTGTAGTTTGAATCTCAGCTTCAAGCTCTTCGTTATATTTCTCTTCGAGTCTGTCAATCTCATCAGTTAATTTTGATTGAATTGCAGCTTCAAAGATAATTTCTGCTTTCTGCTTGAACTCATCAGACAATGTAGCTTCTTCAGCGACAAGAGCTTTAAGATCGTCTTTGAAATCAACTTTGTAATCAATTGAAGGTGTATCTTCAATGATTGCATCTTCTTCATTCTCGACGTGATCTTTCATAACGCTATTATACATGGTCTCAAGATTATTTTTCTTAGCTTTTTTCATCTTGTGAAACATTGCGTTAATCATGCCTGCCTTAGTTAACTTAGGCATTGGATCTTTCTTAGTGTTATGCTTTGCAGTTGCACCCGGTGCGTCCGGTAACGGAGCACTTGAAGTACCTGCATCAGCAGCTTTGTCTACGGAAGCAATTGACTGAGCTTCAGCATTCTTAGGATCGTGTTTCATCTCAGAGATTTCCTCATCAGTCTCTTGGAGTTCCACGTCCTGATTTTCAATATTTTCGTTATCAGTCATTTTTGACTCCTTATTTTGATTTTAACAACGAGAGGAAATTCTTGAACTCACGAACCTCTGTCTCATAGAGATTAGTTCGTGGAGCCTTCTTAATTTCAGTCTCCATTTTTTCAATTGTTCGAGCTTCAATGATACCGTTATTCCAAACCCATTCAACTCCTTCCATTATCCCATTAACGAAAGCGCTAGGAGCGGATGGATCTTGCACGATGTCTACCGCGTTAAGAATATAATCGTCGTTTACGACCATTGCGTTACCATTGTTCTTCAAACTTCCCATACCACGAGTCGATACACCGAATGTGACACCACCATCGAGTAAGCCTTTTACAACTTGGCCCATTGGAGTTTCCAGTATCGATGCCTTACCCACAACATCATTTCCATCGAATTCGAGTTTTTCGATCTTGTGGGAAACCCTATCTAAATTAACGGTCGGTCCTTCAGGGTGATTTAACTCACCAACTGCTCTGCCCTTTGATACTTGATCTGTATTATACTTAGTCAAAGCTTTTTCCATAATTGCTTTTGGATATATACGACCGTTTCGATTCTTTGTTTCTGCTTGTGCAAATATACCTTGTATAGCGTACTTTTTCTTACCAGACTTCTCATCTTTTTCAATTAGAAAGTCTAATTTATTTTCGGTATATTCTGATATTAACTTCATATTAGCCTCTTGGATACGCTATTTTAGTAAAGTGTGTAGTAGCTGTTCCAGCATGAACTTCATCTAATTTATCTTTTTGAAGTACTATCGCTTGATTTTCATGCATTTGAAACGTAAATCCAGTTGTGACGTTTGTAATTAAATCATCTGCAGTTGCACATATATAAACTGTTTGAGCGTTGCCAACTGTAGTTTTATTTAAAGCGCCGTTCGCTGTTACTTTGGCTGCTAAAGGTCTAATTTCCATTACTTCATCCTTTTGTATTGCTTTATGACTTCTGTTGCCGCTTTCTCAGCTTCTCTTTGAGAACGGTAAACGTCAAGTCTATCACCATCTACGTACGCTACAAAACCAGTACGCTCTTTATGTATCTTAACTGGTATTCGCTGAATCTTCTTATCAAATACAACTTTACCTTCTGGCTTCCTACCAGTTAATTCTCTTAACTCTAAAAAGGTTTTCATCCTTTTACCTTTATTTATACTTTTTAAGTTTTAGACAGCTGCGCCTTCAATTTCTTCATCATCATCTGATTCGTCGGATTCGTAGTCAATGGCTTCTTCGTCTTCGAACTCGGCTTCCTCATCTCCGTCAACATCATTATCTTCTGCCTCGTCTTCGATAGTCTCATCTTCAACGTCTCCATCGTCTTCAGCTGATTCTCCGTCGTCTCCATCTATTTCGTCCTCTATCTCTTCATCTTCAGGATCGTCATTATAAATTTGACCTGCTAGCTTTGCTTTAGTCTGATCTAGTATATCATTCATTTTAACTGACATAATATTTCCAAATATTTCGTTGGCTTTA